ATGATTTCTATTGGGGAGTTGATTATGACTTAGAAAATGAAATAACATACTTTAATTTAGAATTTACCCCTGAGAAGTTAGTTATTGAGAAAATAAAGAGAGATAAAGATAAATTTGATATTATTCTAAAGAAAATTGATGATTTTAGAAATTGTATGAATATTCTTAAAGAAAATCCAACAATGACAGAAGAAGAGTTTTATCAACACTTTTATAATGATAATAAGTTGCAGACATTAACAAATGAAGTTGCAAAATTAGAGATTGGATTATTGAAATATAAAGAAATAGAAACACAATTTAAAAAAGCAAAAGAAAAGTTATATGAAGCAATGATGGAAAATAATGTTACATCATTCAAGACAAATTTAATAACAATAACAAGAGTTGATAGTACAGTTACTACTTCTTTAGATAGTAAAAAATTAAAAGAAGAAAGACCTGATATATATGAAGAATACAAGAGGGAGAGTACAAAAAAAGGATATGTAAAAACAACAATATCAAAAGAGATATTAGATGGACAAATAAGTATAGAAGAATATTAAAAGGAGGAAAAAATTGATGGGATTATTGCCAAAAAATGAGTTAAAACAAAAAAATATCACACCCAAGAATTTTTTCATATGGGGTGGAAGTATGAGTGGAAAAACATATTTAGCAAGGTTATTTCCGAATCCACTTATTGTAAATACTGACGGAAATGCAAAAAAAGTTGAAACACCGAGTATAGAGGTTTATGATTTTGAAACATTTGTAAAAGTTATGACAGAAATTGAACAAGGTGAGCATGAATTTAAAACAATAATTATAGATTTAATAGATGATGTAAAAACAATGTTACAGACATATGTATGTAAAAAATATAATGTGGAAAATGAAGCAGATGTACCATATGGAAAAGCTTTTTCAGATGTGAAAAACACATGGCAAAAACTAATGGTAAGACTTAGTCAACTACCATACAATGTAATTTTTATAAGTCATGTTTTAGAAGTATTAGAGGGGCAAACTACAATAGAAAAGCCTAGTTTGGAACAAAAATTTTATAATATGTGTATGGGAAGATGTGATTTATCTATAAAATGTAGAAAAGTTGGAAGTACATATTTACAATTGTGTGATAACAAAAGAGATCAATATGAAGAGAAAGACATTGAAAATAAAGAAATATTAAAAATATTGAAAAATGTAAAAGGTGTATTTAAAAATGAAAATACTATTGATATAAAGAAAATAACACCAATAAAAAATAAGGAGGAAAATTAATTATGATAGATTTATTAAGTATTGCAAATGAAACTTTGAAAGGATTTAACCCTGCTACAGACAAAGTAGATGATTTTGAAAATTTACCTGATGGAGAATATAACTGCTTGTTAGAAGATGTGGCAAATAAAAAATCAGAAAAAACAGGTAATGAATGGATCGGATTTAAATTTAATGTATTAGATGGAGAACATGCAGGGAGATATATTTTTGTAAATTACTTTTTTACAGAAAAAACAATAAGTAGAAGTATAAAACAAGTTACTAAATTGACTCATGATTTTGGGTATGAATTACCAATAGATTCTTTTCAAAGTATGGAAATTTTAACAGAAGCGTTATTAAATTTATGTGGAAATACAGCGACTGTGAAACAAACAACAAAAAATGAATATAGTAATTATAAAGTAACACCAACAAATGTATAAAAGAGGTGATGTAAATGAGTCCATTTATTTATTTTGACTTTGAAGTTATGAAAAGCATGTGGTTAGTTGTCTTCAAGCAAGATGGCAACTACCATGTGATAAACAATAATCATCAAGAATTAAATGAATATATAGAAAAACATAAGAAGAATATTTTTGTGGGATTTAATAATTATGGTTATGACAATTATATATTAGTAGCTATATTATTAAATAAAAATCCTTATGAAATATCAGAATTAATTATAAAAAAGCAAATTAGACCTAGATTAAAGTTAAATTTATTGTCTTTAGATGTTATGCAAGAATTACCATTGGGAGTAGGGTTAAAAAGTTCACAAGCAAATATTCGGCATGAGTATAGTTGAAAGTGAGGTTGATTTTGATATAGAAAGAAATTTAACAGATGAAGAAAAAAAGAAATTAATTGAATATTGCAAAAATGATGTGGATACTACTGAAATATTATTTAATAAAAGGCAAAATTATTTTCAGAGTAAGTTTGAAATAGTACAGGAGTTTAACTTACCATTAGAATGTATAACAAATACTAGAGCAATATTGGCTAGTAAGGTACTAAAATGTAAAAAAATACAATTGCCAAAAGATAGATTGCACATAGATTATTGTAAAAATATTGATTTTTCAAAAATTCCAAAAGATGTGATAGCATTTTTTGAAAAGTGTGAATATGACTATAGATGTGGAACAGATTATAAGGAAATTGAGAGTAGGAAATTGAAAATAGATATAGCTGGGGTGCCACATATTGTAGCATTTGGTGGTTTACATGGTGCTATAGAAAAATATAACGATAAAGGAAAATTTGTACAAATAGATGTTAGTAGTTATTATCCTAGTTTAATTATAAATAATAATTTTATGAGTAGAGCAAGTGAGGAGCCAGAAAGATTTACTCATTTAAGAGAAATGAGATATAAATTAAAAGCTCAAAAAAATCCAAAACAACAGATTTATAAAATACTATTAAATGCAACTTTTGGAGCGATGAAAAGTGAATTTAATACACTATATGACCCAAAACAAGCTAATAATATATGCATTAATGGTCAATTAATTTTAATCCAACTTATAAATGAATTGGCTTCAGTTCGGTCAATTAATACAAAGTAATACAGATGGTATTATAGTAAAATATAATGATTATTCAAAAATAGAACAAGTTGTAAAGGATTTTGAAAAAAGATTTAACTTAACATTTGATATGGATAAAATAATAAAAATTGCTCAAAGAGATGTTAATAATTATGTAATTGAATTTGAAAATGGAAAGATAAAAGCAAAAGGTAGATTTGCAAAATTTGACAAAGTTGGATTTGAACAAAATACTTTAACAATAATAGATAAAGCACTAGTTAATTATTATATTAAAGATATTCCAGTACATCAAACTATTATAGATTGTTATAAAAATAATAATTTATATCCATTTCAGATTGTATGTAAGATGGGAAAGACTTATGATGGAATGTATTATGAATATAATGGAGAGTTGAGAAGAACACAAAAGGTAAATAGAGTATTTGCTACAAATGATCTTAGATATGGTGGAATATATAAACGAAAAAAAGACTCTTATCAAAAAATAGCTAATACATCTGAACATAATATAATTCATAATGAAAATATAGAAACATTTGATAAAAGTAAATTAGATTTAAATTTTTATATTAACTTATGTAAGAAAAATTTATATTAGGAGGAAAATGAATGCTAAAATTTATAGAATTAGATGAAAATAAGAGACCTCTTAATACATTTGATATATTTTCTACTACATGTGAACATATGTTAAATGCAGGATTATTATTAAATAGCAATACTGTTGTAATAGATTTTGACAATGATAATGAAAATGAAGATAAGATTATAAATTTTATTTTACAGAGATATCCTACACTTTATTTAAAAACAAGAAGAGGCATACATCTATATTATTCAAAGCCAAAAAATATTTCGTTAAAAAGTGGAGCAGATAAAATAACCATAGGTGGGTTTCAAGTAGATTATAAAACAGGTAATAAATCATATACAATAGTCAAACAAAAAGGAAGAATGAGGGAGAGTAATGAAGAATTAAGACTTAACAAATTGCCTGCATTACCAGATATATTATATCCATTATCAAAAAGTAAAAGTAATTTATCAGGTTTAAAAGATGGAGATGGAAGAAATAACTTATTATTTTATCATTTAAGATGTATTAAAGAAATGTATAAATCTCTGAATATATCAGATATAGGTATTTTTATAAATGATAATATTTTTGGTCAAAAGTTAAATAAAAAAGAATTAGAGGCACTAATAAGTAGTGTACAAAAAACAGAAGTAATACATCAAGAAAAGTATACTGGTAATTATACTGATATGATTGAGTTTTCAGAATTTTTATCACATAAGTTGGATACAAAAATATACAATAGTGTTTTGTATTTTAATGATGGAGTAAATTATTCATGTGATGAAATTGAACTTTTAAAAAATATAAATAAACATTTGAAAATAAAAAAATCACAGTATACAGAAATAAAACATCAACTACCAATATATAGTGAACTAGTTAAACATAAAAATTTTCCTATAAAATTAAGAAATGGTGTTTTAGTTGAAGATAATATAATTCAATATGATGTGGGTTTTACACCTTTTTATTTAGATGTTACATATATACCAAATGCATATGATAAACAAGTAGACGAATTTTTAAATTTTGTTTCAAGTAATAAAGAAGATGTTAGAAAAGTTTTAGAAGAAATTATAGGACATATGTTATTAGTGTCTAAATTTCCACATAAAGCGTTTATTTTGACAGGAACAGGAGCAAATGGTAAAAGTACATTCATTGAAATGTTAACTGCTTTTGCGGGCAATCTCGCAAGCCATATTGATATAGAACAATTTAACGATGGGACAAGTATAGCAAGTTTGGTAGGAAAAATAGTAAATATAGCAGATGATATTGATGCAATATACATGGAAAAAACCAAGATCTTTAAAACAATAACATCAGGAAATACAATAAGTGTAAGGGCAATTTATGGAAAGCCTTTTGATTTAAAGAATACAGCTACTCTTATATTTACAGCAAATGAAGTTCCAACATTTAAAGATAAATCATATGGATTAGAAAGAAGATTATGTATAATTCCATTTCAAAATAAGGTTGAAGATAGAATTTACAATATAGATGAATTGTTGTCAACAGATAATGCTAAAAGTTATTTATTAAACTTGGGGTTAAAGGGAATAAAAAGAATTTATAATAATGGTTGTGAAATTAGTTATAGTAAAACAATAGATGAAATAACACAAGAATATAAATTGGATAATGATAGTGTTCTAGCATATATAAATGAGTATTCAAATGTAGATGGAAACCTTGCATCTGAGGTATATGACCAATACAAAGAATTTTGCGAGGATAATAATTTGAAACCTGTTAGTATGCAGAAATTTAGTAAAAGATTGTCATCAGTTGGATATCAATCAAAAGTTAAAAAAGTTTTGGGAAAAAGTTTACGAATTTATGAAAAATTGTATACATAATAATGCAAGAAACAGTAAAAGTTACAGCATTTCTACAGCATTTTTAAAATGCTGTAACCTCTGGAAGTTGCTTGGCTCTAGTAACCTATAAAAAGGTTACAGCATTCTTTCTTTTTTTTATAAAAAAAAAAAAATAAATAATAATAATATATATATATAATAAAAAAGAAAATATGAAAAATGCTGTAACTGCTGTAACCCATTGGTATTACTAAGCTTTAGAGGTTACAGGTTACAGCATTTATAAAATATTTGGAAAAAGGAATGATATTTTTATGAATTTTAAAGAAATTTTATACACTAAACAAGGGTATTCATATATAAAATGTAATTGCAGAGAGTGCTATGAATGGGGTGGTGCATGTATATGTGATAGTTGTGGTGTACTTATGGAAAAAGACGTTTATTTAATATATGTACTAGCTCAAGCGTTTTGCGAAGAATGTTTTCAAGAATGGAAAGAAAGAGCTAAAAGATATGATGATGATATTAAATTACAGGATAGGAATCATGAAAGGTGGTACAAATTACATGGATTTAAAAAGAGGGATTTAGAGTTTATAGAAAGATTAAAAAATGAAATATAAGGAGATGAAAAAATGCAATTAACAAAAAGGCAAGAAAAGCAATTAACAAAAATTTTTGATGATCCTAAAAAATTAAGAAAGTGGATAAATGAAGTTTATCAAGAAATGATTGATAGGTGCTCAGAAGAGTCTAAAAAGTGGATTGAGGATTATTTGAATGTTTATAGCATAACTGTAGCATATACATTGAGATATGTATGTGGTTTTGGTAAGAAAAGGTTACCAGAGGTGATGGGAAGAATATGGAATAATCTTGAATGTTTTAAAACTGGACATTTGAGTTTAGATGATTGTATTAAAGAATTAGAAGAAAATGGAATTGGATTTGATAATATAGTTATTCACTCTAATTTTAAGGAGGACAACTAATGAAAATGTGCACAATGTGTGGAGAGATAAAGAGTGAAGATAAGTACAGAAAGTACAAGCATAAAGTAAATAACAAAGTGTATGAAAATATAGATAGTTATTGTATTGAGTGTAGAAGATTGTATGACAAAGAACAACATAGAATACAAAGAGCGAGAAAGGAGTTAAAAGTATGTTAGCAGTAGATCAAGATAAAAAAAGAAGATTAGAAGAAATAAGAAAACAAATAGAAATCAATAAAAATAATGCAATAAAAGAGATTGAAAATGAACAGATGGTACCTGCAATGTGGAGTGTTTCGACATTAATAGATTTAAAAGCACAAGAGGGGATTTTGAATAAATTATGAAATATCCAAAACTAGAACGGAATATGCAAAGAAGCAATAAAAAATAATCTATGTACACGGTTGTAATAGACTAGAATTAGTTAATTTTAGAGGTGTAACAATATGTAAATACATAGAAGAACAAAAAAGCCTTAAATACAATTTTGGAGAGCAGGAAAGGATAAAAATATAATGCAAGAACACTGGAGCATAGAACAATATCAAGAATATCAGAGAAAGCCTAAAAAGAATAAATATGGAGCTAAGAAGATAACTATTGATGGACATACATTTGACAGTCAAAAAGAAGCGAATTATTACATAGAGCTAAAAATGAGATTACAAGCAAAAGAAATAAAAGGATTTTGTTTGCAGTCACCATTCATATTAGCACCAGAATTGAAATATTATGCAGATTTTATTGTATTTAATGCTGATGGAACATATGAAATTATCGATGTAAAAGGATTTAAAACAAAAGAACAATTTGAACAGGTAGAATATGAAGTTGAGGGGTAAAAGAGATGGAACAATGGTTAAGAGATGCATTAGCAGAAGAAGAAGGATATACTATATGTCCATTAGTTTATACAACGTATGTACATTGTAATAATAAATGTGAAGAATGCGAGTATTATATTGATTTTAAAGAAAGTTTAGAAAAATTGGAGGATAAATAATGAATATAAGATTTGGAAATTTAACAATATTTCAATTTGAAGATAGAATTGGACATAAATTAGATGAAGAAGATAAAAATTGGTTAAAAGAACATAGACAAGATAATGCGCAACACATAGAAAAAGATAGATTTCATATTTTTGATATACCTTTTTCTATTGTAGTTGGAAGTGAAATATCAGATGAATTAGTAAAAATATTAATAAAATATAATGATTTAAAACCTTTTGAAAATAGTTTACAAATATTAGAAAGTGAGTAAAATATACGAGTTTATAAGAAAAAGTAATATAACATATAATAATGCAACTAAATATGATTATTTAACAGTAGGTCATCGAGATGAATTACAAGAATTATTAAGAGATGATAAAAAATGTTAAAAATAAAAGAATTAGTTTTATTGAATCGAACATGAAGAGAACAAAAGATATAAAATTTATTGAACGAGGTGAAACAATTATAATGAGTTGTAAGATGACCAGAGAAACTAAAAAGTTTATGGAAAGAGAAATAAGACAATATAACTATAATAAACACAAACTGGAGGGATTAAAACAAAATACTAAAATTTCTACAAGAAGATTATTATATTTAGAAGAGCGAATTTATTATGTAGAACATTCATATAATAGATTAAATGATGAAGATAAAAAAATATATGATTTAATATTTAAAGAACGGTTGTAATTGGTTATATTGTAAAACAATGTATAACATAGATAAGAATACATATTATAATGTTTATAACAAAAGTTTATATTATTTAGCTCAAGAGTGGGGAAGTATTTGATATAGTAATACTTTCTTTTTTATTAAAATTAAGGAAAAAATAAGGAAAAATAGGGGTATTTTCTATGATATAATATAAATAGTTAGCAATATAGCGAAAGTAAAATTGCTTCGATGATTTTTGTGTGTTTGGAAAGAGGTTGCTACTAAAGTAACTTTTTTTCATATTATTTAGAAAAAAATGAAATGCAGGTGATAAAAATGGTTAATACAGATAATCTGAAGCCAGTACGAACCAAGGAAGAAGCAAGGAAACGTGGAAAACAAGGTGGAATAAAATCAGGAGAAGCAAGAAGACAAAGAAAAACCTTGAAAGAAGAGTTGGTGCTTTTATTAGAGTCTAAGAGCTATAATGAAAAAGTAAGTTTAGCATTAA